ACTTGGTATTAATATGGCTTGGTTTGGTTTAGCAAAAATGGCTCTTCAAGCGGGAGCTAAAATATACGCAAATAAACAGCGTACGAAAATGGCAATGTCTGATGCACAATTGATGCATGCAGAAAAGATGGCTCGCGGTGAGGAAACTTACCAGGGCAAACTTTTAGAAGCCCGGCAAAACGACTACAAGGATGAGATCGTTTTGGCGATACTTACACTTCCCATAATTGTGCTCGCTTGGTCGGTGTGGACAGAGGATCCGGAAGCTATGAAGAAGATAGAGATCTTTTTTGAGTATTTCTCGAATCTTCCAAAATGGTTTACGAATTTATGGATTCTCGTCGTGGCGAGCGTTTTTGGAATAAAAGGAACGCAGATATTCCGAAATGGTGGAGGAAAAAAATAAGTTGCGTTATATAAACAATTGTAATAGGTATTAATATTATGGCTAAGAAAAAACTAAAAAAAGCATTAATGTTAGGAGCCGCTTTAGCAGGTGGATTAGGATTAGCGAAAGCTAGAAGAAACAAAGCAATTGATGCAGGTATTGCAGCAGCTGATGAGGAACCTGGAGCCCAAATAAAAAATTATGGTCCTTATAAAAAATCAAAGGTTGCTAGTACACCACCAAAAATATGGCCAAATTTTGATATGTTTGATGAGCCAAACTTTGCTGCTGCTAAAGGTGGTAGAGCAATGAAAAGTAAAGGTGGAAGAGTTACTGGAGCTGCAAAACGTGGTTTTGGTAGAGCATTAATGAAGGGGAAAAAATAATGAGACAAAACGGAGTAAGAAGCAATGTCAGATTTCCATACGCAAGTGGTATGAAGAAAGGTGGCAAAGCTAAAAAACAAGGTTACAAAGATAGAGAAGATGAGTCTATCAGCGCAAGACGTGGAAAAGAATCTACAAAAAAACAATCTTTTAAAGCTAGAAGAGACGAGTCCTACGGAAAATGGGGCAAGCGTAAAAGAGGAAAAATAAATAGATAATCACATGGGCGATATTTCTATCAAAGGTCATGGTATTGAAAGACGCAATACTAAACGAGAAAATCGTTTAGAAGAATTGGGTCGTGTGGATGCTGAAAGAGGTTACTCACGAAAAGGTAAAAGAAATTTAAAAGAAGAGAAAAAAAGAATCGTTCGTGAACTTAAAGCCGATGGCGGAAGAGTTGGAGCGAAAGATGGTAAATGGATTCAAAAAGTTAATAAGTCCATTGAAAAAAGAGGAACTAAAGGTAAATGTACTCCGATAACAAAACCAGGATGTACAGGTAGAGCTAAAGCTTTAGCTAAAACCTTTAAGAAAATGGCGAGAGAAAGAAAATCAGCTTAATGAGACAAGTCTTAATAGACGCGTTAGAGAAACAGTACGAAGCGGAAATAGCATCAGCTGATGCTACGATTAAATTACTTTTAGAAAATTCAGTTGGGGTTAGTGAACATTTGAATCATCAAAAAGAATTAGATTGCCAATTACACAAAATTGCTTCTGCAGAAGAAAAAATACAGGTATTAAAGGACTATGAAATCCCGAAAAAAGAAAAAGCATAAAAGAGCAAGAACTAAAAAAGGTCATTATAGAAAGGATGATAAAAGTACTCCTTTTTGGAATGAAGCTTGGGTTAAAGGAAGATCTCCCAAAAAAGGAAAGAATGCTTTAAGCAAATTCTTTAATTGGTTATTGAAATAATGCCATTTAAATCAGAAAAGCAACGAAGATATTTATGGAAACATGAACCTAAGATTGCAAAAGAATGGACCAAAGCTTATGGTAGTAAGCCAGTAGGAAAGAAAAAAAAGAAGACAAAAAGGAGAAAAAAATAATGGATGATTTAATTTTAGTAGATAAGATCAGAAAAATCATCAAAATGAGACATGATGATGTGGTTTCTGCCATGGTGTCAGGGGGTGTTGACAATATGGAGAAATATCAATATATGTTAGGACAGATACGAACGTATCAATATTTAAGTCAGGAATTATCCAGCCTGCTAGAAAAAAAGGAGCAAAATGACAAAGACGGAACAGTTATCAGTATCAAACCAAAAGGAAGTCCCAAAACATAGGGCAGCCCTTCAAGAAAAATACGATCAAGAACCAAAAGAGCCTAAAAAAGAAATAACATCCGAAACAGCTAAACTACCCATACCTACCGGTTGGAGACTTTTAGTTTTACCTTTTAAAATGAAAGAGAAAACTAAAGGAGGAATTATTATAACTGACGATGTTGTAGAACGAGCCCAAGTAGCATCGACTTGTGGTCTTGTATTAAAAGTTGGACCCGATGCGTACAAAGACAAAGAAAGATATCCCAAAGGACCTTGGTGTAAAGAAGGAAGTTGGGTTGTTTTTGCGCGTTATGCTGGATCCAGAATTAAAATAGATGGGGGTGAAGTTAGACTTCTCAATGATGATGAAGTTCTAGCAACCGTGGAAAACCCTGAAGATATATTCCACGACATATAAACATAGGGAGGAACTATGCCAGACGTAGAAAAAACAAAACAAGAAGAAGTAAACAAAACAGACCTAGTTGATGTTGGCGAAAAAGAAGGCGCTGAAATTGATTTAGGTAAAAAAGAAGGAGAGAAGAAAGATGAAACAACTACTCAAGACACTACTAAGCCCGATGACTCACCTGAGAAACCTAGTGAGCAGTTGGATGTTCAAGAAAGCGAACCGGAGAAAAAAGAAGAAGTAAAAGAGAAACAAGAAAAAAAGGATACAGAACAAAGACAAGAGATGGATGAGTATAGTGAAGGCGTTAAAAAACGTATCGCTAAACTTACTCGTAAAATGCGTGAAGCAGAGAGACAAAAAGAAGAAGCTGTCACTTATGCTAAACGTGTAATGCACGAAAGAGACCAGTTAAGTCAACAAGCTACTACCTATGAGAAAGACTATACTTCTGAAATGGAGAATAGGATTCAATCATCTTTAGCAGCTGCTCAGGCTAAATTATCTGCTTCAAGAGAAGCCGATGATAAGAAAGCTGAGGTAGAGGCATTAACTGCTATCTCTCAATTGGGTTATGAACAAGGTAAACTTGCTGAAATTAAAAGTAGGCAAGCAATAGAAGAGAAGGAAGCAAAAGCTAGACCAACTCTTTCTACGCAACCACCACGTCAAACCCCTGCTCCAGATCCTAAAGCGGAGGATTGGGCAGAGAAAAATGAATGGTTTGGTAAAGATAATGCCATGACCTACACCGCTTTTGATCTTCATAGGAAACTTACTGAAGAGGAAGGATATGATCCGAAGTCGGATTCATATTATGAGGAAATAAATAAAAGAATAAGACTTGAATTTCCCCATAAATTTGGTAATACTACAGAAAAAACGACTAGTAGACCTACACAAAACGTTGCTTCTGCAACGCGTAGTTCAAAGACTGGTCGCAAAACTGTAAAACTCACACCGTCACAGGTAGCAATAGCTAAAAAGTTACGGGTGCCACTAGAAGAGTATGCAAGACAACTAAAACTCACGAAGGAGGAATAGCATATGAAAAAAGAAACAAATAAGTCTTCCCGTGCGAGCCAGACTCGAGAAAAAACAAAACGTAAAGTAGTTTGGACTCCACCATCGTACTTAGATACACCCAACGCGCCATCGGGATTCAGACACAGATGGGTCAGGGCAGAAATCTTAGGGTACGTCGACACGAAAAACATACAAGGACGCTTAAGGTCTGGGTATGAATTAGTAAGAGCCGACGAATATCCTGAAGACGACTACCCAGCAATCCAAGACGGCAAATATGCAGGGGTGATCGGGCATGGAGGCCTTGTGCTAACAAGGGTACCGGAAGAAATCGCGCAAGCAAGATCTGACTATATGGCCAAATTAGGCCGAGAACAGATCGAGGCAGTTGATAACGATTTACTGAAGGAACAGCATAAGAGTATGCCTATCAATATTGATAGACAGTCTCGTACAACCTTCGGTGGTACAAAGAAGTAGAGTTTTACTTCTCGGGTTAATCCCTACCAACGAATTTTTATTAACCGTAAATTACGAAAGTAATTTGCATAAGGAGAACTAACATGGCAAACCAAGACGCACCATTTGGCTTTAAAGCTATTGGCGGCATGGGATCTAGCTATGAAACGCAAGGTACTTCTAAGTACCAAATCGCAGACAATTCAACGTCAGCGATTTACCAAGGTGATCTTTGCATGATGGGGAATCATAACAGTTCCGCAACAGATGCAAACAGTAACGCAGTTGCAGTGGGATACATTTCTGTTTCCCCTCCAGCTGAAGATACTTTAAACTTTGGTGTTTTCAATGGCTGTCAATATACCGACCCAACGACTGCTAAGCCTACATGGAAAGCCTATTATCCAGGAGCGGTAAATATCACTACTGGAACAATAGACGCGTATTGTTATACCAACCCTCAACAATTGTATGAGGTACAAACCGCTGGAACTCTAACTCAAGCAGCTGCAGGGTGTCTAATTGACACTCACACGTATGCTGCGGGGTCAACTTTGTCTGGTCAGTCAAATGAAGAAATTTCGACTGCAGTGACAGGGTCAGGAGCAACTGGTCAATGGAGAATTATCCGTTTATCAGAAGATCCAGATAACAGCGATACAGGTTCTGCGAACAGCAACTGGGTAGTTAGATTGAATGAATCAATTTACTACAACGGGGCGGTTCTAACATAATAGGAGCATAGACAATGGCAATATCACGTAATCAGCTAGTCAAAGAACTAGAACCAGGTCTGAATGCACTATTTGGACTTGAGTATAAACAATACGAAAATCAGTCGGCTGAAATATACACGACTGAATCATCTGACCGTGCTTTTGAAGAAGAAGTAATGTTGTCAGGTTTCGCAAACGCACAAGTAAAACCCGAAGGACAAGGGGTTTCTTATGACGATGCGCAAGAAACTTTCACAGCAAGATATACGAACGAGACAATTGCTCTCGCTTTCGCAATCACTGAGGAAGCTATTGAAGATAACCTGTATGACAGACTTGCTTCTAGATACACAAAAGCATTAGCAAGATCGATGGCAAACACTAAACAAGTGAAAGCTGCCGTTCCTTTGAATCAAGGATTACCTACTACAGATAATTTTGATTCTGGCGACGCAGTTTCATTGTTTAACACTTCGCACCCTACGATAGCGGGTACTTTTAAAAATACCCTAACTACGCAAGCGGATTTAAACGAAACATCATTAGAGCAAGCACTGATTGACATTGCTGCACTAACTGATGAAAGAGGTTTAAAAATTGCTGCAAAAGGTGTGAAAATGATTGTTCCATCTGCTAATCAGTTTACTGCTGAAAGATTGATGAAATCTGAAGGTAGAACTGCAACGGCTGATAATGATATCAACGCAGTTAAATCAATGGGTATGATTCCTCAAGGATACAGAGTGAACAACTACCTAACTGATTCTGACTCTTGGTACATAATCACAGATGTGCCTAATGGTATGAAGCATTTCGAAAGATCCCCACTTACAACTAAGATGGAAGGAGATTTCGATACTGGCAACGTTAGATACAAAGCTAGAGAAAGATACGTTTTTGGCGTATCAGACCCTAGAGGTATCTTCGGTGTTGAAGGTGCTTAATACTTAAGCAAAAAATTAGAAATGAGGCGGCCTCAAAACTGCCTCATTTCGACTATAAAGATAGAAATTAGACTTATGAAAAACTTCCACGTACAAATCAGATATAATGGGTATTATGCGTCCTTTGATGTTAAAGCTAAGGAAGACTCTGTTGAATCTATAGAGAATTCTATCCTTGACAAACTAGGAAAAAATGAGGTAATATTCGATACTGATGGATTTACTAGCAAAACTGGTAAATGGATAACCTATGAGGAGGTTAGTGATGACCGAAGACCTATACAATACGAAACGGTCCTTGGAACTCGAGTGGCAAAAGGAGCACCTGAAATCAGGGAAGGTCAATCTTAAGATGATTGAAATTAACCGAGAAATTCAGGAAGTTATCAGAAATATAATTGCTCGAGAAGAACACGCAGCTCACTCAGAAAATAGAGTAAGCGACGCCAAGCCCGAAGTTTCGATAGCCACTTAAGCGCTATCACCAAAATCAACTTTTCACTACAATATCTTGCGCTCTACTCAAAAGTAAGCTATAAAAATATTAGTATACAATTAAACATAGAACGTAAACGAGTATACTCGACGGCCTAGAGATTACGTTCGTTAACTAGGAGGATTATAATTATGGCAACAACTACATTTTCCGGACCAATAAAAGCCGGAACAGTAAGAGAAGGAGCAGCAGCTAATTTAGGTTTTGTGACGATGTCACAATCAGCAGCAATTACTGAACTTGCTGCTAGTACAGCTAGCTCTATTATCATTCCAGCAAACAGCCAAATCATAAATATGTATGTTTTGGTACAGACTGCTTGGGATGGTGGAACTAACACAATTGATGTTGGTACATCTGCAGATCCTGATCTGTATTGCGATGGCTTACCAGCTACTGCCTTGGGAAACCATAGAGTAACTGCAACTTACACTGGAACAGAAGCAAATTGGAAAGACGTTGGTACATCTGACGTGACTGTCTATTATGACTCTGTTGCCGGCGGTAACGGTGTTGGCGTTTTGACTGTTGAATACCTTCAAAACAGAAACTTAAGCTAATAAAATAATGTGAGCTCCTTCGGGAGCTCACGACTAAGGAGAAAAAATGAGCACATATCCAGTGGATATAAAAACAGCGAACATTACGTCAACTGCTACGACGACTGTGTTTAATGGTCCAGCAAGAGTTTTAGGAGTGTCATGGACGCAACCATCTAATGTTGGTGCAGGAACAATAACAGTTAATGATGATACAACAGCAGTATGGGTCATTCATGTTCCAGCTTCAAATGTTACAGATCATAAAGCTCCTGTTTATGGAAACATAATGTTACCAGGAACGGGAATTAAGGTTAACACAAGTTTAAAAGTAACGAACGCAGTAACAACACACGTAACCGTTTTCTATGGGTAGGGTTAGATGGCTAACACTACTTCTCAGTCTTATACTTTTGACAAGACTCTTCCGATCGAAGAAGTTATAGAAGAAGCTTACGAACGTATTGGACTTCAGAACGTTTCGGGTTATCAATTAAAAACTGCTAAACGATCTTTAAATATTTTATTTGCGGAATGGGGTAATAGAGGACTTCATTATTGGGAAATTGCTAACCAAGGAATCACTTTGGTTGAAAATCAAAATGTTTATATAATGTATAGATCTCCAGCGGATGGAGCTTCTAACGGATTAACAACTACTTTATCTTCTACTATTAATTCTTCTGTCACAGACATTCCTTTAACGAGTGTTACTGATATGCCAGGAGCTAGCGAAGGTGGAGGAACTATTACTATAGGGTCTGAAACCATTAGATATACTGGAAAATCAGCTGCTACAGGTGCAGCTAATCTTACAGGAGCTGTTCGTGGTTCTAATAATACAACGGCTGCGGGACATACTAGTGGAGATGCAGTTACTCAACATGCTACAGGAATTGATGATATTTTAGAATGTAATTATAGAATTACTTCAACAAGCGTAGACTCTCCTATGACAGAAGTAAGTAGATCTCAATATCAAGGATACTCTAATAAAACTGCGACAGGAATTCCTACATCGTTTTTTGTTCAACGTTTTATTGATAGAACAATTATCACTATTTATTTAACACCAAATGCAGCGGTAGATGGAAATAAATTAAATTTTTATTACACAAGAAGAATTCAAGATGCCGGCGCCTATACAAATGCAACAAATGTACCTTATAGATTTGTACCTTGTATGGCAGCAGGATTGGCTTATTATTTATCACAAAAAAATATGCCTCAAAGATCACAGGAATTAAAATTATATTACGAGGATGAATTAGCTAGAGCAGTGAAAGAAGATGCTGATATTACTAGCACCTATATTGCTCCGAAAGTTTATTATCCTGACACGGCGGTTTAATTATGACTACTTTTTCTTCTGGAAAACATGCTTTAGCAATTTCAGATCGTTCAGGCTTAGCTTTTCCTTATACAGAAATGGTAAGAGAATGGAATGGAGCATGGGTTCATTTCTCTGAGTACGAACCTAAACAACCTCAATTACAACCTAAACCTACCAGTGCTGATCCTCAAGCTCTACAAAGAGCAAGACCAGCGAGAACTGAATTTGCTACGGAAGATTTTTTACCTAATAATCCTTTTTCAACGGCTTCTAATACTACATTAACTTTTTCATTTCCGTTTGGAGGATTAGCAGTTAACGATCAAGTTAGATTTACAGAAGTTAAACAAGCAGTAGGAGGGGTTTCAATTGCAGCTTTAGAATTAAATACTACTTTAAATGGAGACATTACTGCTAGTGTAGCTACTATTACTTTAACAGATGCTTCTAATTTTCCAACGAGCGGCTACATTGTTATTAGAAAAGTTTTGACTTCGGATGATACCAGTGATCCCTTATTAATTGGAACTTTAGCTAATGAAACCATTAAGTATACTGGTAAATCTAGTAATGATTTAACAGGATGCACACGAGGAACGGCTGCTCCTTACAGAGGAGAAACTCCATCTAATACTACGGCGCGAACTCATAGTAGTGGAGCTAAGGTTTTTGGATCTCATAAAATTGTTTCAAGAGTTTCTACAACAATTAAACAAGCTGGAGTACCCTCTACAGTCACTCAATACAACAGCTTTACGTTGACTTTGCCTTCAGCAGCATCTACAACTGAAACAGGAGGAGGATTAGGTTGTGTTATAGGACCAGTTAATCAAAGAAGAGCATAATGATTACATTTATAAAAAAAATATTTAAAAAACTTTTTGGTAAAAAAGAAGAAGTGGTAGTAGAATCTGCTCCTTCACCAAAGCCAGAACATTGTAACACTCATAATAGATATAAAAAAAGCTGTCCTGCTTGTAGAGAGGTAATAGCATAATGTCTGGATATAGTTATACTGATTTAGTTACCCATATTAGAAATTACACAGAAACAGACTCTAATGTTTTAACTACAGCAGTTTTAGAAAGCATTATTCTTAATGCCCAACAGCGTATTTTTTTAGATCTTCCTATGGACTCTGATAGACAAATGGCTACCGGAACGTTGGTTACAGATGATAATACTATCAATGTCCAAGCAGGGGCTGTTTTTGTAAGAGGGGTAGAGGTATTTGAATCTACAACTGCTCTTACAGGGGTTTCTCATTTTTTACAGAAAAAAGATGTTACTTACCTAAGAGAATATATATCAAAATTAACAGGGCCTGAAGGAGGCCAAGCAGCTCAAGATGTAACCGGTTTCCCTAAATATTATGCGATGTTTGGAGGAGCTACTGGATTAGGAGCCACAACATCAGGAGGATTGCTTATAGCCCCTACCCCAGATGCGGCCTACAATTTTAGATTATATTATAATAAGATGCCAGCAACTTTGGAATCTAGTTCAAATGAGACTAATTATGTAAGTTTAAATTTTCCTCAAGGACTTTTATACGCCTGTCTAGCAGAGGCTTATGGGTATTTAAAAGGCCCAATGGATATGTTGACACTTTATGAAAACAAGTATAAAACGGAAGTACAGAAGTTTGCAGGAATACAACTTGGTAGACGAAGAAGAGATGACTACACAGATGGTACTGTTA